TTTCTATGTATCTTTGCATCGTTATTATTTCTCGGGGTATTAGCTCATCTGGCTAATTTTTTCTACTTCTTAATCTGCTGTTTGTCACCTATTTATATTTTTCGTTTTCGTTTGATGTTGAAACAATGTTGAAACAAAGGAGATTTTCATGTTAAAGCCGGGAAATGATGCCCGGCTTATATTGTTGGTTTGGAACCGCCACTTATTTTGGTTATAGCGTCATGCTCTGTGTTTTTTCTTTGTTTCTCATCCTCGTCTTTGAGATACTTGTTCCTTATATCTTTGATGTCGTTTGTCATTCCCCATACTTTGAAGAAGAGAATAATTTGTAATACTCCGAATATTAGGAGTATGATGGTTAGAAAGTCAATCATAATTTTAGATATTTAGCTTGCTGTTATTCTTTTTCGTAAATAGTAGTTATTGAGTATGAGTAGATTGATGTTTTAGTTTTGTTCTTTAGCTTAGAAAGAACACAAGTAATGACCATTTTATTATATTTAAACTGGTAACAAAACTCTTTAAATCCGTTCATTATCTCTTGCCCAATCATGAAATCGTCATTCTTGGTATAATCTCCATTAGAATTATTAAACGAGTAAATATCTATATTGCTATTTATGGGAGTTCCATATTTGTCCGTTAATTCTGTGATACGTTTTCTATAATCACCTAAACAACAAAGAATAAGTTGTGGGAAAAGAGCTAATTGATACGATTCTATTGTTTCTCCTTTATAGAAAATATCGGAATGATAATAATAATACCTATCTACATATTTATTTATAGCATACATATCATAGTTGCCACGTTCAGTATCAGGCCTTTTCTTCGCTTTGGATATAATATCACTCCTTTTGTCTCCAAAATTAGCTAAGTAGAAATCAGACTCATTTGTATTGTCTATGATATTTTTTACTTCATTTCTCTTATTGCACATCAAATAGTTTTCACCCAATTTTTCTTTTTGCTTTCTTATAGCATTGCAATAATGTGAAACTGAAGATTGAAGATTTTTGCATGGATATTGAAATCTCCCACACTCAACGCCTAACAAATCTGTCGGGAGATGCATTTCTGCATTCAATATAGTACAGAACGAAACCCTATCTTTTCCTAATTTCCCTAAAAATAATCCATACTCAAATAAAACATTATCTCTTACTGAAAGTTTTACGATGTTCTTCTTATTTAATTCGTCTTCCGGCAAGAACACAAAAGATGCAAAATCCGCATCCTCAAGTTCTGACATTAAATCTTCTAATGTGGTATGATTTAGCTTAAATGTATCTTGGCACCATATATTAACATCGAAATCAAATTGCAAATCATCCGAAATGGCTCGTGCAAAAGGAAGCGAACCAACAGAACATCCAATAAACAAATGGGCTTTTTCCATTACTTATTTAATATTTCAATATTGTTATCACCAAACACAAGTTTTAATACTTGGTCTTTTTTGTCTTTTTTGAGTTTAATCTGAAGGATAGCTTCAACTGGCTCTTCCCCTATAATTTCTTTTTTTTCAAACTTATCTGGATAAGTGATAACATCAACCACTGAAAGATTGAATACACTTGCAATTTTCGCAAGCATACTATACGCCAATGCAATCTTACCACTCTCAATTCTCCCATAAGAGGCTTCGTTAATATCTAATGCCTCTGCCATACTCCGTTTTGTAATTCCTTGTAAATTACGTATTTGGATAATATTTTTAATAACTTCATTCTCTTTCATATATAATTTAAATATAGATATTTTTAATCGCTTGATAATCAATATACTGTAGATTATTTTGCAAATAACTTGCATTTTTGTATAGTTTTGCTTGCGTATTACGCAAGTTGTTGTTACATTTGCATCATCAATCAATCACGATACAAAGATGCAAAACGGATTGATGCAAATAAATAGTATAAACATATTAAAATACACGATTATGAGAACAAGAGAATTTTTACACGAAGTAATGAGCCTTGCTTGGCAGTTCGTTAAGCGTAATGGCTACACCATGAGCGAAGCAATGAAGGTCGCTTGGGCTAACTTGAAGTTGAAAGGTGAGATGAAAAAGAAGATAGTGAAGTTCTACTTCAAAAAAGTGGACGGTTCCGTTCGTGAGGCATACGGTACACTAAATGAAAAGCTGATGCCTGCCATTACTGGTACTGACAACAGAAAAAAGAATGATACCGTCCAGACTTACTATGATACTGAACGCCAAGAATTCAGATGCTTCAAAAAAGCTAATCTGATGTCAATCGCATAAAAGATATGGATATGAATGCTTACACGATTAACCAGCAGTTGGATAGCCTTTATAAAGATTTAGAGGCTGCCCATAACAATGATGAAGAGGCTGTCTGCCTGATGTTCAATGCTGATAGCAAAAAAGAAGCTATCCAGTTGATAACGGATGAGATAGACAGTTTGGAAGATGCCTTAAAAGGTTTTGAAACTTGTGAAGATGATGGCATGGACTACGATGCTCTATGCCGGGTACAAGGTATCAGCCGATACGCATAATACACGATTATGCAACGCACGACAGCCCTACAGACGGATTGAACGGCAACCGATAGCGAGAATCGGGTAGGGTACTATTGATTAGTTCTTTGAAATTCTGTAAAAGCAATTACGGTGTAATTCATAAGCCGTTTTAGGTCAACCAAAGATAACGAAATATAGAAGCCGCCATAGCAGAAATGCGGTGAACGGTGGTAAGGCTATATGAATTTGAAATGATTTTTACTTTCAGCACGCCAATTTGTCTTTAGTGTGATGAGTATGCTTGGTTAGGCACAAGTATCGCTGAAAGGTCTAGATATAGCTTGTACTGAACTGAAATACGGTTCTACTATTCGATTAGGGTACAGGCACAAACTTTAATTTACACGATTATGAAAGAAGGTATTTCCATTACCATTGGTTCTTGTACATTCGTTTTTATGTTATTCTTAATCATGGGTAATATACCAGACTCTTATAAAATTGGAGGGGTCTATTTTGATAAATATCCACTATGGATTCATTTTGTTTTTGTAACTGGGGTGGTGGCAATTTCGGCACTAATCGCTTTTATTATTGGTAGTGCCATTTACGCTATATTAGAGCATGAATATATAAAGATGTGGATTAAAGAACGGATTAAACGTTATAAAAACCGCAACACATATAAGTTTAATAACAACATAAGAGAAGAAAAAAGAAAACCAATAATAATGTTTTGAAATTATGGATACAAGTAATTTAATGATTTTCCAAGAATTAAATCAAGAAGAGTTTGATTTTGATTCTCTCCTTAATAATAAGGATTATGCGGTGCTTGCCGGGCTACCTGTTAAGATAGACCGGATTATAAGGGACATAACGCAAACAACCGTAGTAGCAATTAGTGGCACTATGATTATGAAAGGTGTTAAAGTGCGTGGTGTGTGGGATATGTATGGCAACATTGTAGAGTTCAAGAAGATGCTTAGGCTATTTACTCCGAATAGTTACGATTTGAATATGTTATTCTCAGACACTACTAGCGAAATGTTTAGGTTGGTTCACGTTCAGAAAATAGAGAAGAAAGATGATTAAAAGAATACTTCAGTATTTCAGAAAAAGAAAAGAACAGAAGTTACGCAAAGAGCTTCTTCTGAAAGTAGGCACACACTCAACTACCCAAGCCGTTCAAGCCTGGGTAGAGTTCATCCTTGACGGTAAGACCTCTAAAGAGCTTCTTCTATCAGCTGGCGAAGATGAGAGAGTGAAAAATTGGATTGGATTATTAGGCATCCAGTCTCAGCAACCCAACCATCCCGTTGATGGGGAGTAGATACATAAATTTTACATAGTTGTTTTTCTCCGAATGTGACAGTCTCAATGGCTGAAATGTGATTTACATTAATCAATACAATCTCTTCCCCTTGGGGAATTTCAATAAACTGTTTCATATTTCTTGATTTTTAGATTTGACACCTCAAAATTAAGAAAATCCCCTGACAATAACGTGATGTTGCCAATCGAATTGGTTCAGGGGAGCCAACTAATTTATACGATTATGAAAACAGTCCAATTCATTTTATCCATATTGGTTAGTATATGCGCTGCCGGTATGCTTTACGGGGCTATCACTACTTACAGTCCTATGAAAATATTCTCTGTCACTATAATGGGTGTTATATGTGCCGGATGTGCTTTTCTAATAAGAATCTCTTATAAAGAGTTGAAATAAATGACAAATTGTAATACCGCTAAAAGGTAGACCTCAAATCCGGCACAAGGCGCATGGGTATGAGTGCACAATAACCTTGTAAACCAGCCGGGCGGTAATTTATGAAGTAGCATTGTTGGAATGCGTGTAAGCAATTAATTGTTGGTATTAACTTATATTCTAATTTATATATTCATTTAGCTTACAAGAAGTAGGTTCGACTCCTACCTTTTTAACGACATTTTAAATTTATACGATTATGACAGTGGAAGAATTAAGAGGCATGACGCATGAAGATTTAGTAAGGCGTGTGCAGGAACTGGAAGAGGCTAACGAGAAATTAGCTGAAGAGAAAAATACATGGTATAAATCTTGGAGTGATTTGAAACAGAAGTTTGATCATTTCAAAAATGCGGTTAAAAGCATTGTTCTGATAATAGATTAGATATTCGTGTTTTATATTGTGTTTGTACTGGGTGTGCCGTCCGTGAGGATAGTGCACCTTTTTTAAAAAAGGATGGTTAGCTTATCGGTTAGAGCTTCGTATTGCGCAAACAATTGGCACGATTGAGAGGGGTTCGATTCCCTTACCATCCACGAATCATTAATTAAATTTTACTCTTATGGCAAAAGAACTGAAAGAAAGAACAGAAATCAAGAAAAAGCTGAAAAAGAAGAATGACAGAATCAGCTTTGACTTTAGCGACAAACTTGCCGGACAGCTTCGCAGGTGTACAGCTGATCTTAACAGGCTGGCAAGGATTGATCGGATAATAGACAAGAAGCAAACTTTGTATTCGGTGGACACTAACAGGGAAGCCGGATATATTGAGGTTATCCGCAATTATTAATCAGCTGACTTACACGATTATGAAGAGAGTTTTTAATGAACTTACACCTGAATGCGAGATTACGGCACGAATGTATGCACAAGGGTATGAGAAAAAAGAAATTGCAAACCTCAAATGCCGAGCGGTCAGCACGATAAACAACCAACTGCAAAGAGCTTTTGAGATTTTGAACGTAAGGAACGGCAGAGAACTGGCAACCATGCTATATGAGAGAATAGCTGGTATGAAGTTCACGATGGACTTTTCACCTACTATTAGGTCGGCTGTTGCTTTCTGCCTGTTGTGCATCTTTTCTTTTTCGCTCTATCACGAACAGGGCGATATGAGAAGGGGACGAAGAACGAGAGTTGAACGAATTGAAAGAACTGGACGGTATGGAGGTAAGACTTGAATTATTTGAATTTAAAAATATCTGCATGGACATGGCGGAGCTTGGTGCAGCTGCCAGTGAGAAGAAACGGTCTCCTGTATCTGATGAAATCAAGCAAAGAGAAGCGTTCAGATGGTTAAAGACACTTGGGTATGAACCTAACTTTTTGGAAAAGTTAGAGAAAGAAGGATTGGTGCATAAGAAAAGAAAAGGCTCATCCAGAAATTCTCCTATCATATATTCCAAGTTCGAGATACAATCCGCTATTAATGCTTTTAAAATGAGTAAATATCTGAACAAATAACCCTATAAAATTTACGATTATGTCACTGATTAAGAAAAGTAATGAATTAGTTATCCCGACCACCGTGAAGATGATGATTTACGGTCAAGCCGGAATGGGAAAGAGTACGGTAGCATTGAGCGCACCGAAACCGCTGCTGTTGGACTTCGATAACGGCGTGAAGCGCATGAACATGGCGCACTTGGAGAATATAGACACGGTACAGGTCACTTCATGGAGCGATGTTCAGCAAGTTCTTCAAGAGGACTTGTCCGCTTATCAGACCATTGTAGTAGATACCATCGGCAAGATGATGGACTTCATCATTACTCACAAGTGTGGAACCCGCCAGCCGTCCATCCGTGATTGGAGCGGTATCAATGCCGAATTTTCATGGATGACACGAACACTTTCGGGGCTTAACAAGCACATCATTTTCGTTGCCCATCGCGACACAAGAAAAGAAGGTGATGATACGGTGTTTATCCCTGCCTTGCGTGAAAAATCCTACAACTCTATCGTTACCGAACTGGATTTGCTCGGTTATCTTGAAATGAAAAGCGAAAGAGGCGTCCAAAGACGTACCATCACTTTTGACCCAACTTCAAGAAATGACGGTAAGAATACTTGCAATCTTCCTTCAGTAATGGAGGTTCCTACCATCCTTGACAAGAATGGTAATCCAACCGCAAAGAACGACTTTATCACTGCCAAGATAATCAATTCGTATTTGGGTATGCTTGCAGCCAAGAAAGAAGCACAGGAAAAGTATGATAAGGTGATAGAGGAAATCAAAGAAAGTATCGAATTTATAACTGATGCCAAGTCCGCTAATGAGTTCGCCTCTCATATTAATGAGTTTGAACACGTTGGTAGTTCTTTGGTGATGGCGAGAAGTTTGTTTGCTGCAAAGGTAAAGGCTTTGGGACTGATATTCAATAAGGAAACTAAAATCTACTCAGATGCAGCCTAATTATCGTATATATGCAACATTATTGGATTCTTACTTCAATTACCTTAATAGCGATGTCATATATGAGCGTTATTATGGGTGGAGTGAGAATCCACCATGTACGGAAGACGAGTTTCGGCAGAAGCAGTTTCAAGAACTGATAGACCGTATTAACCGCAAACCGTTTGATAGTGAAGCGGCAGACAAGGGAACAGCCTTTAATGAGGTTATTGACTGTATGATTGAAAATCGGAAATCCGAAACTGTGCAGGTTGAAAAGGTATATAAGGTAATACGCGAAGGAGCTTGTGATGAAACAGGTAAACCTTTGTATTACGATGAGGTTCAGACCAACGAGGTTATAGGTTTGAAAGCTACCTATAATAATCGTGTTTTTACTTTCCCAATCTCACTTTGCCGAGAGTTTTCCGGTTACTTCAAAGGAGCATTAACCCAACAAAGAGTAGAAGCGATTCTTCCAACCGCATACGGCAATGTTTTGGTTTATGGAGTAATTGACGAGCTGATGCCGGCCAGTGTCCACGACATCAAAACAACCGGAAGCTATACCGTAGGGAAGTTCAAAGACCACCACCAACATTTGGTTTATCCATACGCTTTGATGAAGAACGGTTCGGATGTGCGGACATTTGAGTACAACATTGTAGAGTTCAATAAAGGCGGTTTTGTGGTAGATACCTATACAGAAACATACGTTTTCAATCCAGAACGTGATATTCCTATTCTCACTAATCATTGTGAGGAATTTATCCGGTTTTTGGAAGAAAACAGAGAACTTATAACCGATAAAAAGATTTTTGGAGGAGAAAATTAATGGCAAACCAAATAACCGGACGGATAATCGAAATCGGACAAACCGTTCAAATACCATCCAAAAACGGTGGTTCCTCATTTACAAAACGGGAGTTTATTTTAGATGCTACCACTTACGACCCTTATACGGGAGAGCGTAGCGAGTATGAGAACATTATTCCCTTAGAGTTTTCGGGTGACAAGTGTACAGAACTTGACCGCTTTAATCAGGGTGATGTTGTTACTGTATCATTTGTCTTACAAGGGCGTTCTTGGACGAATCAAGACGGAGAATTCAAACGTATGGTATCCATTCGATGCTATAAAATAGATGCGCGTGGTGGTGTATCGCAACAAACAACATCGGTACAACAGCCAGCGCCACAACCGACCTATCAGCAACAGCCGCAGAACTTTCCGCCTCCGGTTGATGCTAATGGCAATGTAAAGGACGATTTGCCTTTTTAGCGTATGCTGTTCGACTTGAAGAATGATATGGAAGAGAAATGATATTTAATTTATCAAATCATTATGAAATACCCAAGTTCAAGGAGTATGTAAACAAGCTGTTTAGTGAACGTGCGGTGGTGGAAGTGAAAAAGAAACTACCTAACCGCACGCTTGCCCAAAACAGCTACTTGCATCTTCTTTTAGGGTATTTCGGTAGTGAGTACGGTTGCAGTCTCGACGAAGCAAAAATTGATTTTTATAAGAGGACTTGCAACCGTGATTTGTTTGAGAGAAAGACGGTCAACAAGAAAGGTAAGGAAGTAACTTACTTAAGAAGTTCTGCCGAGCTGACAACAGGTGAAATGACTTTGAGTATTGACCGTTTTCGTAATTGGAGTGCATCAGTGGCAGGTATCTATCTGCCGGCTGCAAATGAACATCAGATGCTGATATACGCCCAGCAGGAAATACAAAGAAATCAAGAATTTATTTAGTTATGATAGAAACAAGAAAAACAGAAAAACGGTACGTGACATCCGACCCAAAGAAGATGCTCAATATGTACCTTGCAAAGCGTGTTCTCAAAACATGGGAGGAATCTTTCATAGATGAAGATACCGGCGAAACGGTAAACATTGAACGTAATGAAGTCCTTTTTGATCGTGGTTCTCTGATAGACCAAGACCTATTGGCAAAAATTCGTTTCAGTATGGAAGCGGATGGCATCAAAGAAGTGGAAGTCAGTAGTCAGAAGCGTTTAGCTTTTGAGAACGAAAACAAGTTCTTATATCCCTATCTTGCACAGGCACAGATAGGTGACAAGAAGTACAAATTCCTGCTTTATGCTACCGGCCTGGAGAATGTCTGCCTTATTTTGAGAGACTACATTGAACTTAATTATCAATCGGGATTCACCTTAACGATGGCAAAGGAGTTTGATTCGTGCGTGATTCTTACTGATAATCTGAAAGAGCGTAAAGTCGATGATGCTTCGATTGCTTATCTTAAAAATGAAATCACAATGGCAGAGTACGTTGACAAGATGGACGATGAGACCGAGGATAGTGACGAAGAATCTAAACCGGATGAAAAGAAGTTCTATCAGATTGAAACGAAAATCACATTTGACGAAGAGCAACGTACTCAAACATTCGTAGTGAATACTTTTAATGTTGATAGGGCGATGATGCTTATTACCCACTACCTCAAAAATAAAGAGGAAGAATGTGAGAAGCAAGCCAAAGAAAAGGGACATGAGTTCAACAAAAGAGAAATCCATGCAGCCATTGAATCTGCCAAACCTATCCCGGTTGGGCGGTTTATTCCGAAAGAGTTTTCAATGGCTTATATGGAATAACTTTGTTAACCAGCCTGCTCGGTCTGTGAAGATATAGCTGGAAAACCCATAAAAATACAATCATGAATATAGTAAAAAGTAAAAGTTTTAAAAATGGTACAGTTTACTGCTTGCGGCTTGAAGATGGTATGCTGGTAGAAACAACTGATACCTTTCTTCCATATTACACAAAAGATGCGATAGGAAGAAAACAGAATTTCCTTGATAACAACAATCTCGGAAGTCGCGCTGAAAGATGGATGATTGGAGTTTCAACCATGAGCGGTTGTCCTGTACGTTGTAAGTTCTGTGCCACTGGTAATATGAAGAAATACCGCAATCTTACAGCAGATGAGATTGTAGAACAAGTATTGTTTGCTATAAGAAGCGCAGGTTACAACCCGAATGATTCCAAAGAATTTAAGATTAACTACACTCGTATGGGTGAGCCTTTCTTAAATATAGAAGCCGTAAAAAAAGCAATTGAACGTATTACGGAAATATTCCCAAATACTCACCATTACATTTCAACGATTGGCATTAAAGATAGCGACTTCTCTTTTGTGAAAGGCAATGTGACACTACAGATTAGCTTACACAGTTTTGACGAAGAAAAGAGAGGCTGGCTTATTCCTTATCCGAAGAAAATGTCTATTGATGAACTTGGGCAAATAAGAACAGAAAGTAATCTGAAAACAACTATCAACTTAACATTGGTGGATGAATCTGATTTTGATGCGGATAAGCTGGAGAAACATTTTGATAAGGAACACTTTTTTGTGAAGTTGTCTCCAATCAATACAAATAACATATCAGAGAAAAACAACCTTGGTAATGGAATTATCGAGGGAGTGAATTTAGTATAAACAATTTAATTTACAGAATCATGAAAGAGATTAAAAAACAACTTGAAAAGATGGGCTACGATTATGCAGTAGCCATTGCAACAAAGTCAGAAATTGAAAACGGTGCCGCTTGCGGTCAGCTTTCAATTATCGTTGAAGGCGAGACTGAAGAATAAGTAACAGTTAGGTGGTATGGCGGAATTGGTAGACGCTAAAGTTTAATATCTCATAGATAGGTTGTCGGTAACGGGGGGGGTAATATAAGCAGTAGCCCGATGTAAAAACATATAAAGGCAGGTATAGGTGGCGAGATTCCACTCATTGTAAAAACTAAAAAGCTCCTATCATGCAGGTTCAAGTCCTGTTACCACCACATAGGGATAAAATGGTCATAGGGTGCTAAGACTAAATGAATGGAACTTTCAAGTGTACATAGAAATGGAAATCATCAAGACCGTAGTTGTAAGTAACAGGTTGAGTAGTTTAAAGATCGTAGGATAACCAATCTACGGATGAAAGCGAGAAAGCAGACGATACTTGTGCGGGTTCGACTCCCGCTTATCCCTCATAAATGTGAGCCACACATAAATGGCAAGGGTTAGTGAATAATGGTTGTTTTGCCCCGGAGAATACGCTTCGGGGCTTTTAATTGGCTAAATTATGAAGACATACGCAGATACTTTTAAAGATAAAATAATAGGTCTGTCAGAAGAAGAATTGCAAAACCTAAGAGATTCTTCCTTTGATAAGATAGAGGTTTATAGAGAAAGACTTGCTATAGTAAGCAACGATAAAAAAGTTCATGATTTAACCGTATCTATTCGTCGGAAGAAGATAGAAATAAGAGAGATAAATAAATTGTTGAAACAATGCCATACTACATAAAAAGCACTAAGGCTAAGAAGAAAGACAAGCCTTTACCTCTGTTTGATAAAGCAGGGGTAACAGTAAAGAAGAAGCCGGATTTGAAAGCTAAGCTCGACAAGGAGTTTTCCCTTTTTATCCGGCTTCGTGATGCAATGCCAAACGGGTATTTTAGATGTATCTCGTGCGGACAGATAAAGCCGTTTACACAAGCAGACTGCGGGCACTATTTCAGTCGTACACATTTGGCAACACGGTTTGATGAGAATAATTGCCATGCCGAATGCCGGCACTGCAACAGGTTCAAAGCCGATCATTTGGAAGACTATCGGGTGAATCTGATAGCCAAAATCGGGCAACAGAAATTTGACTTGCTGAAAGTGAAAGCTGATGGTACTTCCAAAATGACTGATTTTGAGTACGAACAGCTAATCAAGTATTACAAAGCACTTAATAAGAAGTTACGAAAGGAGAAAGGGTTATGAATGATTTGGAAGCAGGAACATTTGTCATGATGATCAAGAATGATGATGGTTCATTCTCTCCGGTTGGATTAAGTAAGGAACAGGCTTATATAATCTGGACATTTCTTTCCAAACTTAGTGAGGATTCCCCTTTTATCATTAAATCAGAAGATAGATATGTACAAACTACGTGATTACCAACAGAAAGCCTCTGATGCTGCCGTTTCTTTCTTCAATAACAAGGCGAAGAAAACAAATGCCATTATGGTGTTACCTACGGGCAGCGGAAAGTCGCTTATCATAGCGGATATAGCTGCAAGGCTTGACGGTCATACCTTGGTGTTCCAGCCCTCGAAGGAAATACTCGAACAGAACTTTAAGAAACTCTGCTCATACGGTATTCTTGATTGCAGCATTTATTCAGCTTCTTTCAACTCTAAAGAAATAAGCCGGATAACATTCGCCACCATCGGCAGTGTGAAGAATCATCCCGAACTGTTCACCCACTTCAAGAACATCATTGTGGATGAATGTCATCTTGTAAACCCCAAAGAGGGAATGTACAAGGATTTTTTTGATGCAGTGAAGTGTAAGGTTCTTGGACTGACAGCAACGCCATACCGTTTAAGCTCCAGCCGTGATTTCGGCTCCATGCTGAAATTTATCACTCGGACAAAACCTCATGTCTTTTCAGAGGTCATTTATCATGTACAGGTATCAACCCTATTAGATATGGGCTACTTGGCGAAGTTGGATTACTATTCAATGAATCCTTCAGGGTGGAATGAACTTAACTTGAAAGTAAATACTACTGGTGCCGACTATACGGATAGGTCAGTTCAAAAAGAATATGAACGGATAGACTTCTACGGTTATCTCGTTCATATCGTCCAAAGGCTGATGAATCCCAAAGCCGGAGGAAAACGGAAGGGTATTTTGGTCTTTACCCGTTTTTTGAAAGAAGCGGAACGGTTAACGATGTCAATACCCGGTTGCGCTATCGTTTCAGGTGATACTCCTAAGAAAGAACGTGAACATATTCTTGAGGCGTTCAAAGCTGGTGAAATTCCAGTAGTAGCTAATGTGGGTGTACTTACGACTGGCTTTGACTATCCGGAACTTGATACGGTCGTTATGGCACGTCCTACAATGTCACTTGCCATGTGGTATCAGATAGTCGGTCGTGCCATCCGCCCGCATCCTTCTAAAGAATGTGGATGGATTGTGGATTTATGCGGTAACATCAAACGTTTCGGAGAGGTGTCGGATTTACGATTGTTTGATAGCGGTAATGGTAAGTGGGCTGTATTTTCTAACGGAAGGCAATTAACTAACGTGAGATTCTAAGACTATGGACGAAGGATTTTTGAGGCTAAGCCGCAGGTTTTTCTCGAATGAAATGTGGAATGAAGCCCGTACTTTTAGCAGTTGCGAAGCGTGGTTAGACTTAATTCAGTCTGCACGATTTGAGGCAACGCCCCGAAAGGAGAGTATCGGAGGTCGAGAAATCTCTTATTCAAGAGGTCAATATCCTGCATCCATAAGATTTCTGTCACAGCGTTGGAAATGGTCTGAAAAGAAGGTGCGTTCCTTTCTTGTGCATCTTAGAAAGAAAGGTATGATAACTGTTGAGTGCAATCAAGGAATGAACCTTATAACCTTATGTAAATATGAAGAATATAATCCAATGGGCACAACCAAGGGCACAAGTAAGGACACAGGTATTGAAAAGGAAATCAATGAATTAAGACACGAATGGGCACAACTAAGGGCACAACTTGGGGCACAGCCCATGAACAGCAATCTACCGCAATCCGAACTTTTACAAAAATCAGGGCACACAGAGGGCACAAATACAAAGAAAGAAGAAAGAGAGTATATAGATATATCTCTACATCAAAAGAAAGAAAATACTCCTGACGGAGTATCAAAGAAAGCCAAGCTTTCTTCGCCCTCCCCCTCTGAAAAGATTGATTACAGCGGATTGATGGAATACTATAATACCACATTCAAAGACAGACTCCAGCAGATAAGATCAATGACTGATGTGAGAAAAAAGGCTGTAAAAGCCCGGATAGCCCAATATGGGAAAGAGTCAGTGAGGAGTGTTTTCAATCTCATTCTTCAATCCCCGTTCTTACTTGGAGCTAATGACCGCAATTGGAAATGCGACTTTGATTGGATTTTCAAACAAGCAAACTTTACTAAAATATTGGAAGGAAACTATAATGGGACAAGACTTAGTAAAAATCAACAGGATAGCGAGCAGCGAAAACGTGATTCAGTTCTTGCAGTCGCTACAACCGTTAGAGAAGCTGCCGCAAAAAAGAGAAAGGAACTTGAAGCAGAGGGCGTTATTGAATAAATATCCCGATCCTGCACAATTCATTCTTGATTACAACCCTGATTTGCAGTTCAAACTTGTCAGATGTAATGCAACCCATTCAGAACTGGCGTTGAATGACAGCATTCCGAGTTTAGGGCTATTGTCTTCTACTTATGGGGATGAAACACCGATAGAATGGCTAAAGATACAATTTGGCTCATTGAATGACTTTGTAGAAGTTTCAACCAAGATAGCGAAAGAGCAACTTTCTGAACTATCGGAGATATTCCTTTCGGAGTATTATTATATAAATGCCGCTGAAATCTGTTTTTTCATAGCACGGTTTAAGTCAGGGAAGTATGGGCGGTTCTACGGTTCAATAGATCCATTGAAAATAACAAGTGCGATGCTGGACTACGTTTCTGAACGTCGGAAAGATATTGAACGGAAAGAGCGTGAACGATACAGAAACCAACGTGAAAAAGAGATAGAGGAGCGTGGAGATAACAGAATCTCTTATGCTGAGTACATTGAAATCAAGCACCGTGCTGATGCAGGAGATGAGGAAGCTAGAAAAATGCTGATATCACCATGAGAATAACCGTTTACTGGGTAACAAGAAATCCGGATGTTATCGTAAGAATCCGGAAAAAGTTCAATATCCCAAGTTATACTTCCGTGAACTACGAAACAGAATGTGAAATCAAGAATGAAGACTTTCCACTGTTAGAAGAAACAGAACGAAGGGGATTCATTCGAATTAGAAATAAGAATACACGATTATGCAAGGAACAGACAAACTGAATACGATAACCAACATCGTATTTGTCCTCACGGACGTTTTAGAAACCAACCTTCTAGAAATGCAGCAGCAATACAAGAAGGAAGGCTTTGAATTGCGGCACGATTCAAAAAGAAACTTCAACACAGTCATAGCCGCGATAAAGAGATTGAAAAGTGATGTGAATCATTGCAGCGAATCCACTCAGGAAAACTTCGGCAATGATTCTGACATGGTGAACGCCATGTTGCTCACACTGATTGACAGATGCGGTGATGATGACAACCTCGCTTATAAGATGTACGAATACATTAAATCTTTCCCGTCCAAACTGAATCTGGACTTGGATTTGGATAATGCGTTCAGCCACCTGTTTAAAAAGGAGAAGTTATGAAATCGCAGAAAAATATCTTAAAATCCATTGAAGGTCTGTCCGATATAGAACTATTTGTTATTGATCTCTTTTGTGGCGCCGGTGGCTTATCCGAAGGTGTGGAAGAAGCACGATTGGATGGAAATAGATGTGGAAAGGTTGTTTGCTGTGTGAACCATGACAAGAATGCCATCCTTTCACATGATGCCAATATCCCTGATGCACTTCACTTTATTGAGGATATCCGTACACTGGAACTTTCCCCGATAAGCACTATTGTAGAACGTATCCGCCAGCTATACCCTGATGCCATGATAATGCTTCATGCCTCTTTGGAGTGTACTAACTTCTCGAAAGCCAAAGGCGGTCAGCCGAGAGATGCCGACAGCCGAACGTTGGCAGAACATCTCTTCCGTTATATTGATGTTATAGACCCTGACTACATTCAGATTGAAAATGTAGAAGAGTTTATGTCATGGGGAGATATGGATGAGAATGGGAAACCTATCAGCATGGACAAAGGCCGGCTTTATCAAAAGTGGGTGCGCAATGTCAAGAAGTACGGTTACAACTTTGAGCACCGCATCTTAAATGCTGCCGACTTCGGTGCCTACACCACAAGAAAACGCTTCTTCGGCATCTTTGCTAAAAAGAACTTGCCGATAGTATTCCCAGAACCGACCCACTGTAAAGGTGGTAGGCAAGATATGTTCTCGCGGCTGGAGAAGTGGAAGCCGGTAAAAGATGTGCTTGATTTCTCTGATGAAGGAACTACCATCTTCAGGGAAAAGCCTCTTGCAGAGAAAACGCTTGAACGTATCTATGCTGGACTTATCAAGTTTGTAGCCGGAGGAAAGGATGCTTTCCTTTCCCGTTACAATACGGTTCGCCCTCAAGACACATGCAAATCAGTTGATGAACCATGCGGAGTGTTGACTACTGAAAACCGCTTTGCAAAGGTACAGGTAAGTTTCCTCTCCAAACAGTTCAGCGGACATCCCGAAAGCAAGAATGTGTCTGTAGAAGAACCGGCAGGTGCAATCACCTGCAAAGACCACCATGTTTTTGTTTCTGCTTATTATGGAAATGGACATAATCATTCGGTAGACCTTCCAGCTCCAACGGTCACAACGAAGGACAGGATGGCTTTAATTGAAAGCCGACTTATGTGTTCTTATAACTTTAAGGATACAGGAAAGGATATTAATCAGCCTTGTCCTACACTTCTGACTAAAGACAGACTTTCCCTTGTATCTCCATTTTTTATGAATCAATATTCTGGAGGTGGTCAGGTGTCTGATATAAACTCGCCATGCCCCGCTGTTACCACAACACCGAAACAAAACTTGGTAACATACCAGCCGTGGATAATGAATACTGCATTCTCAAATGTAGGTAGCAGTATAGAGGAACCCTCCCAGACCATTACCGCAAACAGGAAATGGCACTATCTGATGAATCCACAGTTCAACAGTGCTGGCGGCTCTGTTGATAGCCCCTGCTTCACATTAATAGCCCGCATGGATAAGATGCCGCCTTATCTGGTAGCAACAGAAAGCGGTCAGGTAGCGATTGAAATCTACAACAATGATAGTCCTATGACCGTGAAGATAAAGGAGTTCATGGCACTGTATGGCATAGTGGATATTAAAATGCGGATGCTTCGCATTCCGGAACTCAAAAAGATTATGGGATTCCCTGAAGATTATGTTTTAATAGGCACACAAGCTGACCAAAAGAAATTTATCGGGAATGCGGTGGAGGTTACACAAGCGAGAAAAAATACTGAAGCACTTTGCAAAGTATTGAGAAAGTTGAGATTGAAGAAATCAAAAGAAATAGCTTAATGGAAAATGGAAAACTTATATTAGATGCCTGTTGTGGCAGTAGAATGTTTTGGTTTGACAAATATAATCCTCTTGCCTTATTTGTTGACAAACGTTCGGAAACACTTACGGCCAAGGACAGAGATAAGATTAGGATAATAGAAATAAGACCTGATATAGTGGCTGATTTTACCAACTTGCCATTTGAGGATAGCTCTTTCTACATGGTCGTGTTTGACCCGCCACATTTGAAAACACTTGGCAAAACATCATGGATGGCAAAGAAATATGGTAGGCTTCCGGATAATTGGCAAGAAATGATAAAAAGCGGTTTTGATGAATGTATGCGTGTCCTAAAGCCCAACGGGACATTGGTATTCAAATGGAGTGAGAGTGAAATAAAAGTCAATGAAGTTTTATCCATTATACCTTATAAGCCTTTGTTTGGGCATACCACTGGCCGACAAAGTAAAACGATATGGATGTGCTTTATGAAATTGCCAATTAACTAATAACTGATTAGAAAGGAATCAAATGATAATAGCATGGTTTTCTTGCGGTGTAACATCCGCAGTAGCTTGTAAGATAGCATTGAACTTGTATAACGATGTACAACTCTATTATATCGAAACAGGTTCCGGGCATCCAGATAATGTCCGATTTATCTCAGATTGCGAGAGATGGTACGGGCGGCCAATTCATACCATTCGCAGCGATAAGTATCTTAACGTAGAGGATGTGTTGGCTAAGAAAAGATTTATTAATGGTCCTACTGGTGCAGCTTGCACATTCGAATTAAAGAAACAAGTCCGTTACAAGCTGGAAAAATAGTTGGGAAATTGGGACGGTCAAGTCTGGGGATTCGACTTTGACCCGAAAGAAATAAACCGTGCTGTCCGCTTTAAACAGCAATATCCTGATACAAAGCCGTTGTTCCCACTTATCGAGCGACAGATAACCAAGCAAGATGCAATGGGAATGCTTTGGAAAGCTGGCATTGAAATCCCTGCCATGTACAAGATGGGTTACAATAACAATAATTGTATCGGTTGTGTCAAAGGTGGAATGGGCTACTGGAATAAGATACGGAAGGATTTCCCGAATGTGTTTGATCGGATGGCTAAAATTGAACGAGAAGTAGGAGCAACGTGTCTGAAAGACCAATCTGGAAAAATATTTCTTGATGAGCTTTCTCCTAACCGTGGAGAAATGCCGGAAGAGATGATACCGGATTGCTCTCTTATATGCCAAATAGAATTTCAAGAATTACTTGACCGGCAGGTAGAACGAGTTTTAAAAGGAGAAATCAGTATTAATGATGTAACCTAATTAGCTTCAAACAAATTAGAAATGAATACAACTTTTGAAAAATCGGCTAATAGTACCGATGAATGGTACACACCGAAAGAAATTATAGACGCATTGGGTGAATTTGATTTAGACCCATGTGCCCCAGTAGCCCCCCCCTATAAAACGGCAAATGTCATGTACAACAAAAATGACGATGGATTAAAACAGGAATGGAAAGGTCGCGTTTGGTTGAACCCACCTTATTCCCGTCCTCTTATAGAATGTTTCGTTAAACGGATGGCAGAACATGGAAACGGCATTGCTTTACTTTTCAATCGTTGCGATTCAAAGATGTTTCAGGATGTGATATTCGAGAAGGCAACGGCAATGAAATTCTTGCGTAACCGAATCAGATTCTTCCGTCCAGACGGAACTCGTGGAGATTCTCCCGGCTGTGGTAGTATTCTCATCGCTTTTGGTGAGGATAATGCGGAGGTAATAAAAACTTGTGATATTGCAGGTAAGTACGTTAGAATAAATTAGAGCAAAACTGAACAAAAATGAGTAAAACAACAATTTATTATCTATTCCTAGTAGCAATGTATATGCTGCTAGGATAGGTGGAAAGGAGAGATATGAAACAGACAGTAGAAGAAGCAGCATACGATTATGCTACTAATAAAACGAAGTTCAGAAAAGACGTTCTGAAAGAAGTTGACGCGGATACCTACGTTTCACGTCATGCTGATAGTATGGAAGATTTTCAATGTGGTGCCGAATGGCAGTCAAAGCAATCACCGTGGATTAGCGTTAATGAACGGTTGCCGGAAAATAACACAGTGGTTCTAACAAGAGGGGCTTATGGCTTCCTTATTTGCCAGCTTTCATCTTTGGGTGAATGGGAAACTGGAGCAAATGTTAATAAAGAAAGATTAGGCATTACCCATTGGATGCCCATTCCTTCTTTTGAAGGAATACTCGAAGCCAACAGAGATGTACTGGAACGGATTAAAGAGAAAGGAGATTGATTATGGAAATAAAGAACGTAGGACAACTTAGAAAAATCATAGAAAACCTTTCCGATGATTTTGAAATCGAGATGCGTATCAGACGCAAATTGACGGATGAAGAATTGAAAAATTACAGATACCCGTATCCTTACGATACAGAGTATTTAACTTTGGAATTTGACGATATAGGCGTTTCTAACAAAGTATTGTGTTTGGGTGTAACTTCTAATGAATGAACGGTATGGAAATAAATAACGGAATAATAATAGACGGGGTGTTCCATGAAATGGTTGAACTGATTGATGCGTCCTGTATTAATTTTGATTGCAGTAAATGTTCATTGCGTAAGGAATGCAATGAGTGTGAGATGAGGCATGAAACATATCTGTGCGATGTGATGGGTTGTTTCTTCTTTGTCTGTCGTGGTAAAGTAACAGATATTAAGATAGATAAGGAGGAATAACTATGGGATTTACAACACCGTGCTTTATACGCAAAAATACTGCTAATATTAGAAATAGATTAAAAGAACTTGGCTATTATTGTAATCCATATTTAGGTTGGCATAATCTATTTGCTTGTGTATTTGGAGTTAATTCGGTTTATTCATTGGACGATTATGATAAAAATGGTCTTAAAGAAATAGATGGTCTTATTGATTGCGGAACGAATGAAGAACTATTCCTAGCTATAGCTGCATTAAGGGATGATACAGACAAGTATCAATGGTTTACGGATGGGAATAAATGGATTATGTGTCCTGCAATCAAGTTCTCTACCTATTGGGTTTACAATGATATTGATGTTAATATAGATACCGTTCACAAGGCTACCGTAGACGAACTGATTGAACACTTTAAAACAAAGGAGGAACAACTATGACCGAAGAACTTGTAACATTAGAAACTGCGAAGTTGCTGAAAGAGAAAGGGTTTAATGAACCATGTATGATTGCTATGAATATTGAAGATGGTAGACAATATGGTACTAATAGAACAAATAGCGAGTTACCAATAAAAGTATGTTCCCATCCTACTCAATCCGTTGCACAAAAGTGGCTACGTGAAACCAAGAACCTGCATATCGAAATATCCTATATGTATGAAAACTATTGGACGTATGATATACTGACAATTCCGAGGCATGACTTGATAGGATTGTCTGACAGACCTATTGTCCGTTATAATATCTACGAAGAAGCACTTGAAGCAGGATTACAGGAAGCTTTAAAACTTATATGATTATGAAAACAATATTATTTACAATTATATTTATTATCGCCCTATATGGGTTGGAGATCTCACAATTACATTTAAGCCGTTTTCTATCTCACTACCTGGCTGGTATAAGCCTGTAGGTATCCTTCTATTTTTTCTGTCAATGGCGGTATATACTATAGGGGAATATACTAAAGGCTATAAACAGGGTTTCGATGATGGGATAAAGGAATGTGTTGAAATACTTAAAAAGAAAAATCCATGAGCAAACTATATAAAGTAACCATTTTCGGGGAATCATTCTTAATCGGGTGGTTCCCTTTTTCTTCACGCTGGTATAACAAGCTAAAGATAATCAAATGATAGTACGTCATTTTATAAGAGTTCCGGTTGGAAGTACTGTCTATTGCGACAATCAGCCGGTTAAAATACTAGAGAAAGGATATGCCCTTGCTCTATGTGATGTCAATGGGAAACGGGTATATATCACCTGCTATGATTTGGAAAAGAAACCATTCGTCAGCACGAATGGGGAAAAATGAAAAAGAGCCAACCCACGCACGACCATGAATCAGCTCTTCCTTACACGATTATGATGCAAATATACTATTTACTTTTAAAATAATCGTGTTATGGAACTGGATTTTAACAAAATAATTCGCCTTAAAAAGATTAGAATTGAGAAATCAGAACTTTCAGAAGAAGAAAATACCTTAGCTTCACCGATTTTGAGAGATAAAAGCCTTATTAGGGATATCTATAAAATCTTCGTTGAGCTATTGAATAGCAGAAGTCTTCCCCCTTGTATTGATAGTGTTACCCAGCGGAAGAAGTTCATCTTCATTATCCTGTACCTGTTTTCTCCAAGTTCGCTTGCCGGTGGGAAAATGACAGCTGGGTTACGCGAAGAGATGTCAAGGGTACTTGGGGTTCAGTCCAAGAGTACAATTTCCGACAACTGCGCTGATGTCGTGTTTCTCTATCAGAATTATGGGGATTTTAGTGGGGATATAGAGTATCTTTACACTGAAATCGTAAATCGGTTAAGATTCAAAGGGCTAATCAATGAGTAAGCCGGAGTTTAATGCTCTGGCTTTACTTTTAATCTTTCACATATTTTTGGTAATACTCTCTTGTATTACTTGTTGGTAAAACAAGTGGAATGGAAAACTTTATTTTACTAACACTTTCATTTTGTATTGCATTTTCTGACGAAGTACCAACATTTATAATTTTGGCGATTCCTATTCCTGATTTATTACCTTCTTTTTCGGTAACGGAAATAGCTATGTCCATCTCTATATTTTGTACTTTGGTCTTTCGGTTATAATATTCATAATGAGATTCATTGTCAATATAATATTCTCCTTTTCCAGATTGAATATCATCGGGACAAATTAGGACATGTTTATCTTTGTATTTTTCTTGTGTTTCTGAAACAGCATCTATTATTTGACTAAGTGTTTCTTTTATAAAGTCTTTTAGTTCCATATTTTTTTATTTATAGTATTCTTTCCCTCGTATATTCTTGTGTTCCGGCATATGTGGTTCTCCGTCAAAATGTATTTTACCTCCACAGTGGGGGCAGGTGATGGTGTTGGCATCATCTTTTATATCCATATCATCAACAAAGAAGTCACCAACCTTGCATCCAATAACATCTGCTATCTTCTGTAATGTTCCTACTGTTGGATTTCTACTAAGGTTTTGGGCAAGTGTAACCCTTGTTATACCCATTTTTTTTGCAACGGATTCCATTGTGAAGCCTTTCTGCTTGATTATTGTCTTTACTTCCATGTGTGTATGATTTTAATCAGATGCAAATATAGGGGTAAAAATCGAATAAACAAATTAAATCAGCTTGTTTTGATTGAATATAGTCATTTGTATTAAAATATATTTAGATTATAATCATACTTATGCTGTTTTGTTAATATATGATAATAATCATACAAATAGTATATTTATTTATTGTATGTATGATTTTAATCATTACATTTGCATCATCAGAAACGAAGTAATAACAATTAAAAGATATACGATCATGGCAACAAAGAAGATTGATGAAAAGAAAACATTGAAGTATGCAGTAGCATTCTACTTCTGTACATCAGGTAAGATAAACTTCATGTTAGGCAATAAAATGTATCAGCATATAAATACTGTTTATGACCAAAGAGAAGATGGTAGAGGTTTCAATACCTGTGAAGTCGTTTATAATTACAAGGCTCAAAAGTACGAGGTTCTGAATGTAGAAACAGAGATAGGTAACAAAGAGATTCAAATATTATAAGTTTAACCAGCAGGGCGTAAGCCCTGCATAACATAGAAGATTATGAAAGCAACAGATATTAAAATGTACATCAGTACATTGTCTATTATCAAAAAAGGTCAAGAAATTGAATGTGGTGACTTTTTAGGTGGTAGAAAGGTAAATGCCAGTCAAGAAGATGCCTTGAATAGCATGAAAAATGCTGTATATATGTATTTGTTTGCATCTATCATGAAGAAGGATAAAGGTTACAAAACAATGGCATTCACAATAACCGCTTGCAATTCTGCTATTTATGATAACAGCATGAAGACAGAGTTGTATGTAAGGTTGGTTATAAAGAAATGATACAGCTTATCAAAGATGGGTATAGAAGTCCACTATTTGATACTCGCAAGCTGAAATCATTGGTAGATATGAGACTTAAAGAGCTAAAGATAGCATAATAACCAGCAGGGCGAAAGCCCTGCGCAATATAGAAGATTATGAAGCGATATTATTTTGAACTGTTAGATGATGATTATAATGATTTGGGTGCATTGATACCGGACGGCAGTAGTAAGAAAACCGCTGTTAATCGTGCGAAAAGATGGATGGTTGATAACAATATTCAGTCTGCCCAATTAAGCGTAAACAGCATGATTACTGACAATATTTTGGATATAATAAGCATAGAAATAGCATAAGTTTTAATCCGGTAGCCTTTGGGCTACCACAATACACACGATTATGGAAGCGGATTTAGTTTTAGTTATCAGCCCCGAAGCCCCACTGATGAAACAACTGGGCAAGGTATTGGGTAAGCTATGTACACCATACGACTTTTCTACCATAGAGAGGGGCGAAAAGTACATCACCATACAGCATGATGAAACAGGGCTTGTAGTGGCTTATATAAGTGAAGAAAAATTGAATGCGAAACATTAAATATTGATTATTATGGGTGAAATAGCAGATAGTTTAATTAGTGGTGAATTTGATTGCATCACAGGTGAGTATTTAGGTGAAGCGGTTGGCTATCCAAGAACGCTTGCTTATGGCAGACGCGAATACATGCCACCAGTTGAAAAGAAGCCTACCAGCAAGGCGAATGTGTGTATCTCAAACATGTGCAAAGACAGAGGTTTCAGTAACCATGAAAAGGTTGAATTAGTAGCCAAATTCTTGTATAGCAAAGGTTACAAACAATTGCCTAATCTATCCCATCAGTATAAAATCATTCACAGCCAGTACAAGAATGATTTTAAAAAGTTTTTGGTTGAACAAGTAAAGCAAAAGAATAATGGATGAAAATTTCAAGAATAGATATGGTGTTTATGACGGTATAGATACAAGTACATTTAAGCATATCACCGAAATCAGTTGCTACAATAATAATTATTACATAGGTCTAAAGAGAGGTAACAGCGTAACACATGATTTACTTTTCGCACACAGTGATGACGATAATTTAACGAATTGGTACATTATAAACGGTAATTCTGTTAGATACATTGGGTATGAGTTTACTGATAAAGGTGTGCTTAATCTTAGTGATGTTGAATTTACTTAAAAATGAATGATTATGGATATACAAGAGATTAAGAGAAGATTTGAACTTCTTAAAATGGCAAACAATGAACGCTACTGCCTATTGTCAGAACTTGCCAAAGAACTGAAAGTAAGAAAAACGGATTTGATGCAGTTTGTGATTGATAATCCTAAATTATTTAGAAAAGGCAGCGTAGAGAAAAAAGGCAAAAATATGGGTGCGTGCCTCTTCGATGGTTATCCCGAATATACCATGTGTAAATGCGATACAATCGACGAAGCGAGAATTAAGTGCAAAGAGCATAACAATAAAGAGAACAAGCCTTATATCAGTTATCACATATTGGTATATGGTGATGAAAAATTTGGTGGTAAAACTTATAGAACTGAATGATTATGGGAAACGAAGATATAGAAGCAATGGCAGATATATTTCAAGAATATGGTATTTCTGCACCAGTAGAAATAATTGAGAAAGTTGCAAGTGATTTTATCGACCATTTGGATGCAATGCGAGATATGGAAATGACACCTTTTGCGAATAATGGTGGTGAATCAGATTTTCAAAAAGTATTAAGGTTAGAGCGTGAATTAAGCCAAGTTAAAACTGAATTTGCGAGAATATCCAAAGAAAATCAAGTTTACCATGATAGTGTGATGCAAAGACGAAATGCATCTGAGGTTTGGATTGAAGACAATACAGTAAAATATAGCTTATGAACTCAATTAACGACGAAAGAGGTTGCAGCGTATGCCAGCCCGGTAAAGAGAACTATTGCACTTACACTACCAAATTGAGAGGTAAAAGAGTGAGAATGTACCAGTACGACTACCGTACTGAAAGTGGTGAACTCTTTGCTTGTTGCGCACCTACCTTAGAGGCGTGTAGAGAAAGACGGGATAAATGGCTTAGTTCACGACAATAAGCCAATTGTCGTGTATAACGATTGAAGATATTTCGTTATCTTTGGTTGTGGTAGTACCTTTGGGGTACTATCGCGGGGTGTAGCAGTGGTAGCTTTTCACTTTGACTTGGTGAAGGTCGGTTGTTCGATTCAGCCCCCCGCAACTATTGAGTATTAATTTAAATTTGACACGATTATGAACATTCTTACATTAAGCATCAAACAGAAGTATTTCGATGAAATCTTGGCAGGCAAGAAAACCCACGAATACCGTGAAATCAGACCAACCAACGCTAAGAAGTATATCACTTACCTATGTGGCGGTAAAGAATATCTGGCTGATGCAGAACTGCCTGAAGAGGGTGAAATAGAATTAAAGCCTATCAAGTACGATGCAATCAAGCTTCTGACAGGTGCATATACAGGTAAACGTCCTTATATTATCGTTGAAGTGAAAGCAGCAGAAGCTGTTATTCTCACAGATGAAAACGGTAATGATATTGTTTACGAACATCAAGGTGAAGAATATCTCGCAGCCCAAATGGATTATACCTTGGGTAAGATATTAGAGAAACATATAGACTAATTGTACAACTTTTAAAATTAGAAAGCTGAGTCGCAAGAAGAATTAACAGAGTAGCCGGGCCTCGCAGAAATATGAATGGTGCAGGGGCAGGTGGTAGATTGGTTGCCAATCGTAGAGGTACAGCAAGTGCCACACAGTTAGGATCACGCAGACAGCGTTACAGTGATCTTCGTACTTCATTTGGTTTAAGTGGTGGCTAGCTATGAACAAAGTAGAACAAGCGAGTCAATATATAGACCTCATTCGGGTAAAATCGAATGAGGCTTTACTGTTTTTATCACTTGGTAAAGATTCGCTTGTTCTGCTTGATTTAGTCTATCCGAAGTTTGACCGGATTGTTTGCGTGTTCATGTATTTCGTCAAGAATTTGGAACATATTAACCGTTGGATAAACTGGACTAAAGCCAAATATCCGAAAATAGAGTTTGTTCAAGTACCACATTGGAATCTCACTTATATTCTCCGTGGCGGTATGTATTGTGTGCCAAATCCGAAAGTAAAGCTGTTGAAGTTGGCAGATGTGGTAAAGGCTATGCAACTTACTCATGGAGTTTATTATACATTCTTGGGCATGAAAAAAGCTGACGGTATGAATCGTAGACTTATGTTGAAAGGGTATGAGGTAAACGACTACGAGAATAACGGTATGGTTTATCCTTTAGCTGATTGGACACAAAAGGATATTCTTGCTTATATGAGGCAGCATAATTTACCCGAACCAGTTCGGTATTCATTGAAAGCCAGTTCGGGAGTAGGCTTCAATCTTGATTGTATGCTTTGGATGGAGAAGAACTATCCACAGGACTTACAGAGAATTTACAAAACTTTCCCGATGGCTGAAAGAGTACTTTGGGAGTATCATAATCAACAAAAATAATAGAAGGAAAGCCGAGTCAGAAGAAAATCAATTGATGATATTGCAGAGCAAAGATACAGACTATCTCGTACTTTAACGGGTAATAGGCTGAACAGAGTAAACTCTATTGCAAGAAAGTATATTCGATACATTGAACGAACCTTTGGGTATAACGAGGGGAAACAACAAGATGGCGCAAGAAAAGTATCTCGAAGAATTTATATGGGTTTAACTAATGGATGATATGGAATTGTCAAAATACATAAAGAGCGAATCGGTGGAACTTAACCGTTCTGCCATTCGTTTTGCAGACTACAATCCGAGAAAACTTTCCGATGAATCACGCAAAGCATTAAAGCGTGGTATCAAGAAATTCGGATTGGTAGGTGGAATAGTTGTGAATAAGCGTACCGGGCTTACCGTAGTTAGCGGGCACCAGCGTTTGTCTGTCATGGACGAATTGCAAAAGTTTCCCGATAACGACTATCGCATTCGTGTCGATGTCATTGACGTGGACGAACAGCAGGAAAAGGAGTTGAATATTCTAATGAACAACCCTAATGCACAAGGTTCTTGGGATTTTGACGCTCTTGCCCGTATTGTTCCTGATATTGACTGGAAAGATGCAGGATTGACGGATGCCGACTTGAATATGATTGGGGTTGATTTCCTTTTGCAGACCGAAGAAGAAAGCTCCATTGCTGACGAACTGGAAAGCATGATGTCGCCTGTAACAGAACAGAAAGAAGCCGATAAAGCCGCCAAACAGTTGGAACGTGCTGAAAAGGTAGCCCACATGAAAGAGGTCAAGCATCAGGTGAAAGAAAACGCACAGAAGCAAGCTGAGAACATGGATGCCTATGTGATGTTGTCCTTCGATACCTATGAAGCTAAAGCCGCTTTCTGCGAAAGGTTCGGGTATGAACCAGATATGAAGTTTATAAAGGGAGAAGTTTTTGATGAACAAGTAGAAAGAATAGATTAATTATTGGGAGGAAAGCTGAGTTAGAAAGAAAACATATAGCCAGTTATATCAGCAGTCCAGACGAATAATGTACAACGCTGGAAGACAATACGGGTTAGGTTCTGCAAGACAAAGAAACATAAGGGATAGAACGAAATCCATAATGGGAAGATATGCTGAGAAAATAGATAGCTATTTCTCAAAAAGAGGAGTTGATGTCTATGGAAACAAGCCAATTTCTCGCCGTGTCTATATGGGTAACAATAACGGTTAAAATTATGAGCAATAGTGAATCTCAAAATAGAAAAGGTAAAGGAGGAAGAAAGCCTAAGTTTGATTATACAAGCGAGGAATTTCTTTCTCTCGTGGAATCGTATGCCAAAAAGGGATTCACTGACAAGGAAATTGCTTATGCCATAGGGATTTTGCCTCAAACATTCTGCGAAAAGAAAAGTGAGTACACCGAAATATCCGAAGTCTTAGCGCGTGGGCGCGCGACAATCAATGCCACTGTAAGGGCTAAATTCCTTGCAATGGCTCTCGGTGGCATAAAAACCAAAAGCACCGTGGTAAGAAAGCTCCGTGATTCAGAAGGGAATTTGACGGGCGAAGATGAATTACAAGTAAGCGAAAGCGAGTTGGCTCCTAATTTGCAAGCAATGTCCGTTTGGCTGTACCACCATGATGAAGATTGGAGAAAGATTGAGCGCAAACAAGATGAAGACGCTGATATTCCAACAGACATAGAGCATGGCATCAACATTGATTCTTGGATTAAAGACAAGCTGAAATGATAGTACCTCAAGAAATTTACCATCCATTATACGAGGATAAGGAAAAATTTATAATTCTTATTACCGGTGGGCGTGGTTCGGGAAAGTCTTTCAATGCTTCTACCTTTATTGAGCGGTTGACTTTTGAAATGACTCCCGTAGAGAAAATAGTTCATCAGATTCTTTACACCCGTTACACGATGGTTTCTGCCGGTATGTCTATCATCCCCGAAATGATGGAGAAGATAGATTTGGACGGTACCACGAAATATTTCAAGACCACAAAGACGGACATAGTCAATAAGATGACTAAGAGCCGTATCATGTTTCGGGGTATCAAGACTTCTTCCGGGAACCAGACAGCAAAACTGAAATCCATTCAAGGCATTACGACTTTTGTCTGCGATGAAGCGGAAGAGTGGACAAGCGAAGATGAGTTCGACAAGATAATGCTCTCCATTCGCAAGAAGGGTATTCAGAACCGGATTATCATTATAATGAACCCATGCGATTCCAATCACTTCATCTACAAGAAATACATTGAGAAAACTCACAAGCTGGTAGAGATTGACGGTGTGCAGGTTCAGATTTCCACTCATCCGAATGTGCTCCATATCCATACTACGTATTTTGATAACTTGGATAACCTTTCTCCTGAGTTCCTGAAAGAGGTGGAAGATATGAAGGTGAGTAATCCTGAAAAGTATGCTCATGTGGTTATCGGCCGGTGGGCTGACGTTGCAGAAGGTGCTGTGTTCAAGAAGTGGGGAATTGTTGACGAGTTCCCGGCTTGGGCAAAGAAAATTGCTTTCGGGCAAGACTTCGGTTATACGCATGACCCGTCTGCTTCCATTCGTTGTGGTATCGTTGATAACGCCCTTTACTTGGATGAAGTGGATTACCGTACTGGATTGCTTTCTTCTGACATCATCAAGACTCTTCGCCCGTGGGGATTGAAAGTCATTGCTGACAGCGCAGACCCACGTTTGATTCAAGAGATACACAACGGAGGAATCAAGATATATGCCGTAGAGAAAGGTGCAGGCTCTATCAATGCCGGAATTGACAAAATGAAAGATATGGAGATTTATATAACCAAACGCTCGTACAACTTGCAAAGCGAGTTCAGAAAGTATGTTTGGGCAAAGGATAAGGACGGGAACTATATCAACGAACCGGAAGACCATGACAATCACGGAATAGATGCTGTACGTTACTATGTATTGGGTGAGCTTCTTGGTAAGATTCAGAAGCCGAAAGATTTAACTGGAATATTCACACACTAAAAATATAAGCTATGCCATTGAATTTAGAAGAAATATTAGCATTGCCTGACATCGGGCAGAAGATAAACTATCTGAAGAAAGGTAGGAAGACTGAACTTCCCGACCGTTGCAAACTTTGGGATGATTGGAATCCGGAACGCCACGAAATCATTGTGGATAAAGAAAAGTATCCGGACAGAAAAGTACTTGATAAGGAATCCGAAAAAGTTTTCGATGAAAAAACTGGTAAGACTTATGAAATCGAAGCAAAGTATAAGACTGAACCGGTGAACCGTATTTCTATTCCATTGGAACAAGATATAGTGAACATTCAAACTGCTTTCACGGTCGGCACAGAACCGTCTATGGATTGCACTCCGACTGATGATGATGAAAAGAAGCTGCTGGATGCGGTAAAGGCTGTATTTAAATCCAACAAAATCAAATACCAAAACAAGAAGATTGTCCGTGCCTGGCTCTCCGAACAAGAAGCGGCAGAATATTGGTATGTTACCGATGATGATTCGTTTTGGGCAAAGTTTTGGAAGAAAGTTAAGACTACGTTCGGTGGCAAGGTCAAGCCCACCAAGAAACTGAAAAGCGTGTTATGGTCTCCATTCAGAGGTGATAAGCTATACCCGTTCTTTAACGACGAAGGTAAAATGATTGCTTTCTCACGTGAGTATAAAAAGAAGCTCATGGATGATTCGGAGGTCATCTGCTTTATGACTATCACGGACAAAATGGTTTATCAATGGGATTTGTCTAAAGGGTATGAAGAAAGAACGCCTTTTGCTCATGGATTCCCAAAACTACCGGTTCTCTATGCTTATCGTCCTGAACCTTACTGCAAGAAGATAAAGACTTTTCGGGTCCGATTAGAGAAATTGCTATCTAATTATGCTGATTGTATAGACTATCATTTCTTCCCACTGCTGAAGCTAATTGGAGATGTAGAGGGTTTCATGGGTAAGGTTAAGGACAGAATGGTCAAACTTACGGGTGAAGGTGCGGATGCTCAGTATCTGACGTGGAACCAAGTTCCGGATACGGTACGTTTTGAAGCAGAAACACTCACTAATATGGCTTATGATATGTCAAACACTCCAAGAATATCGTTTGAGACATTGAAAGGCATAGGCAAGGCTTCCGGCACTGCTTTCCGCTTCATGTTTATGGGTGCACATATGGCGGTAGAAAATCACGGTGAGGTTATCGGTGAGTTCTTGCAGCGAAGAGTAAATTTCATTGTTTCCGCTTTAGGCTCTATCAATCCAACCGAGTTTAGCAAGGCATCGCAGACCATTGACATAGAAACAGAACTGGTTCCATATATGATTGATGATTTGAATGATAAGGTTACTACGGCTGTCTCCGCTGTTAGTGGTGGTGTATGGTCAAGACGTGAGGGCATTATGTTTGCTGGGAACGCGGATCGCATTGATGAAGAGCTGAAGGAAATCAAAGAGGAACAGGTGGCAAAGAATGAGCAAATCGGAAATAAGGGACAGAAAAACGCCTCTTAGTTAGAAAAATTACGGGACTTATAGTTTTAGTATAAGAAAAATAGTTAGCGGTGGCTTCAAAGAGTTGCCGCTATTTTTTTTGCTCTTTTAAATTATAAATATTAGAATATAATTTTGAATTATAGAATTATATATGTATTTTTGTCACACGATAATTGAGTAACCAATGAGAATATTTACCGAACAAGCATTAAAAGAATATGCAGAGAACCATCCCGATTCAAAGGTCGCTTTGCAAGAATGGACTACCATTGTGAAAAGAAGCAAGTGGACCTGTTTTGCCGATATTAAGAAAACGTTTAATAGCGTTGATAGTGTAGGTAATCAACACTATGTTTTCAATATCAAAGGCAATAACTATCGTTTGGTAGTAGTGATTAAATTCACTATTCAGTTTGTGTATATTCGCTTTATTGGTACTCATAAAGAATATGATAAAATAGATTGCGCTAATATTTAGGATTATGACAAAGATAGAAAATCAAGCCCAATATGAATGGGCGGTGAAAAGAGTAGAGGAACTTCTTCCATTAGTGAAAGATGATACTCCTTTGAATGACCCAAATAGCATAGAATTGGAGCTTCTTTCTAATTTGGTTGCTGATTATTCCGAAGAACATTTTGCATTGGGAGAACCAACACTTGTGGATGTTCTTAAACTTCGTATGTACGAAATGGGGCTTAATCAAAAATCACTTGCAAAGTTGGTTGGTGTCAGCCCATCACGGCTAAGTGATTATATATCCGGTAAATGTGAACCTACTTTAAAAGTTGCTCGTGAGATAAGCCGGAAGCTAAATATTGATGCTAATATAGTGTTAGGTGTATAAGTATAAGTTTTTGATGTGATATATTTTAGGCGTGATTCATTCGGTTTCACGCCTAAAATAACTTACCTCCAAACAAGCTTCTTAAGCTAAAATCTATATCCGTAATTCTTTTTATTTCAATTAAATCTCTATATACAAATCCGCCAACATTTATTTTTTCACATTGCATTTTTAAATAAATTTCACGAGATAGTTCAGCTCTTGGGGTAACTTCTAAAAAGAACCATTGTCCATACAATATTAATGTATAAAATCCATAAGTTTCTATATCATTAAATTGTGAATCGGAAAAGGAAAACTTAGGAGATGAAAATTTTTCTTCTATTAAGTAAACTCCATTATTGACTAAATAATACAAAGGAATATCTCCAATATTATAACGTGCAAATCTCCTAATTTGATTAAATCGATTGTCTAATCCATTACCTGTTATTTTATGATATTCTTGAAGGAACATTTCATATATTCCTCTCTTGAATTGTCTTGCAAATGTTGTTAGAAATCTATCATTAAACTTAAAATGTGATTTGAGAACTATTTTTCTTTTTGACTTCCAATATTCGAAATATATTGACTTTAATCTTTCTGAATTATCTTTTCTGTTAAGCAAGGCTTTTGGTAGTCCAAATATTTCTTTAACACAAACTTCTATACAAAGTTTAGGAAACACAAAGTCGTCAGGTTGACCGAAATAGTGATTGCATTCATCGCAAATATCAACACCAATATTTATGCTACCTAAACTTTTTGGCATAGTATGTGGCTTCTCTTTAAATGTCGTTTGAGTTACATCTTTACCACAAAAAATACAAGTTCCTTTATTTATATAGTCCATACTGTTACTTTATTTTACAGCAAAAATAGAATTTTAAATTGATTTCTTCACAACCTTTTCTTAGTGAATGCTATACAACCTAATTATTTCCCCTTTAATTGTTTCCTCCTTACTTTTATACCGTATTCACGACAATCAACTCATTGTCGTGAATCGGAAGCTTAAATATTTACTAATCATCTGTATTGGCGGTATTTTTACTTCTGCAAATTGAATCTCAAATTTTAATTCATACAGTATGACAATTTTAGAACAAATCTTAGCGGGCCTCCAAACCAAGTTTACTGGGGTGGACACTGCTATTCTTACCCGTATTGCCACCAAAAAGGCAGAGGGTATAACGGACGAGACAAAGGTAAACTCTATTGTTGAGGGTATCAGTTTTTCGGACGTGCTTAATTCCTATGGTGATTTCCGTGCCGGGGATGCTTCCAAGACCGCAGTTTCCAACTACGAGAAGAAGCATAACCTTAAAGACGGTAAGCCAATCGAGACTACCACAACCACCAAAACGGAAGAGAATAAAGACGATGTGCCTGCATGGGCGCAAGCTTTAATTGACTCCAACAAGAACCTTTCTGATAAGCTAACACAGTTAGAAACGGAAAAGGCTCAAGCAACACGTAGCCAGCAGATTTTGGCAAAGGCAAAGGAGTATGGTATTCCCGAAAACTACGCCAAACGATGCGCCATTAAGGACGATGAGGACTTGGACGCATACTTCAAGGACTTGAAGCAGGAGTTTGCGAATGACGGCTTTAAGGGTGTAGTTCCTCCAGATACAGCAAAAAAAGAACTGGAGAATGAGACTCAGTCGTTTGCGAAAATGATTGCAGACGACACTAAAGAAATTGTAGAACAACAAAAACAGTGATTTTATGGCAGCAGGATTTAAGTATAATCTTGAACCGGAAGTTGAGCAGGAAGAACGCTACGACGTAGAAACCGGACGCAGACGCAGAGGTCCGTACAAGTTGGACACAACCAACCTCGTTGTCGGCTCGTACTTGCCCTCATTCACACCGATTGCAGCTGACTTGGTGAAGAAAACATCCCAAGTGGCTATCCGTGTGGAAGTATATGAGAAGTTTACAACAGGCTCCAATACCACATTGAAAATCAAGAAACGTTCTTTGGCTTACAAAGGTATGCACTTGGGTAACGGTGCGCATGGAGCGACAATCAACGCTATTGACAAGGCTGACAAAGCTTTTGATAAGCTGACGTTAGCGGCAGACTTTGGAGAAAATCTAGAAGCTGGAACAGTTCTTTACGAAGCGACAGCCGCAGACGGTACAACGCCCAAAGTTATCGCAAATTCAGCTCTGTATGAAAGGAAGCAGGTAGAGGATGGCATAGTATTGGTTTCCCTTTTGATGCGTGCGTTTGAAATCGAACCGACCAAGCTGGTAATGCCTTTCGCAGATATTGACAAGGCGAATATGCCGCACTTCCAGTTTAACGCTTTGGATGTCAAACAAGAAAAAGAAGCCGTATCTATTCCTAAGGCTTCTTCTAGTCAGGACGGTTTGATGAGTAAGGAAGATAAAGCCAAATTGGATGGGGTTGCAGCACAAGCTAACAAGTATACTTTAACAGCAGCTACGACTTCTGCTTTTGGAGGTGTAAAGCAGGCAGCCAAAGTGAATGATGCATCTGGTACGGTGTCGGTAGAAAACTTTAACGGATTATTGACAGCGTTGAAAAACGCAGGTATAATGGCAAAATAAAGAAAGGAGGACTAATATATGATGCTAACTATTCATACATTGTTTAATGACCCGAACATTGTAAATGCAGTGATTCAGCGTGTCCTCAAGACAAGAAAGGACACAATTTATTGGCAGCAGTATTTGGGCTTCCGTAGGACTACTACTCGTGTATTTAAAGACTACATCGGTCAGGTTACTGGCGTGATGGCTGGTTCCATCAACTCCCGTTATGGCGAAAAGCCTATCCGTGAACGCAGGAATATCGGTTCCGGATATGGTGAGATTGCCTATTTGGGTGACCGCTATCAAATCTCAATCGACCGTTTGTCTGACTTGCAGGACTTGATAGATAAGTATAATGCCGCCAAACCGGAAGACCAGAAAGCAGCCATGCGTGACATCGTGGACTTCATCTATGACGATTACCGTCAGGTATTGCTGGCACCGCACAAGCGTATGGACATTATCGTAGGCTCTCTGTTGATGACTGGAGCAGCAAGCGTGAAGAACAAGGACGACAATGCCGGAGGAATTGACTTATTGAACATCGACTTGCCGTTTAAGTTTATCAAGCCGGACACAGAGGATAAAGACTATTTCGTCACTTACTTGCAGCAGAAACTGAATGAGCTGAAATCTATTTACGGCACATTCCCCAAGATGATTATGAGCCGTGGCACATTCATCAAGAATATTATCGGTTCAAGTGAATTTGGAGATAAGTTCAAAATGCAGCTTACAGGCAATGAAATGTATATGTCTACCGGGCTTATCACCTCGCAACTGGCTTCTACCATTTTTACAGGTATCGGACTTCCGGCTATTGAAATCAAGGAAGATTATGTGGTAGACCAAACAGGTAAGAATATCCCCATTTATGCAGATGGTCGTATTTCCCTGCTTCCGCAGGATAAAATCGGTTATATGCGCTTCCACACTCCTTATGAAGCTGTGGATGGTGTACCGGGACGTAATTACACTCAGGCAGATGGCGATATGCTGATTTCAGGTTACAAGGACGGCAATGGTCGCTATCTGGAATACACAGCCGAATGGATTCCGCAGATTGCGAACCCGAACCTGATTGTGAACTTCGATTTGAGTGAGATGAACGCATGACAGTAAACGATTATATATTACAGAAGTTTCAGACCTTCAGCGTTAACTTGTCGGAGGCTGACCTTTTCGATATATGTCTGAACGCAAAGATAAGCGGAGGGGGTGAGATGAACGAGGATTGCCAAACACGGGTGTCGGTGGCAATTGCGAAGTTCATCCCCTCTCTATTGCTTCGTGCCACTTCCATCAGCGAAAGCGGTTTTTCTATGTCTTGGAACATTCAAGGCATTAAGGATTACTATTCATTTCTGTGTAAACAGTACGGTTTGAAAGACGAACTGGGTAACAAACCTAAAGTGACTT